GCCCCCATCGGCTCCAGCATCAGTCGGGGTAGGGGTAGAACCTAGTTCAAATGTCTTGTCATCAATTGTGACAGTCGTCGAATTCACAGTCGTGGTCGAGCCATTGACTGTGAGATTACCTGTGACTACCAGATCGTTTGGAATGGTTACATCATTCGCGAGACCAAACGTAACGGTATCGTCATTAGTATAGTAGACTCTAACTTGGTTAGCAGTCTCAGCAAAGGTAATATCATCAACAACAGAGTACGATGATGTCATTCTAAAGATGGCACCACCAGTAGTGGTAACCATCCTAATATCATATTCTGTACCGATGGAGGAAGCACCACCACCAACGTCAAAGTTTCTAACAACACCATCAGTTCCCTTCAACTTCATCGTGAGAACAGTGTTGGAAGTAGCTTCCAAAACAACGTCTCCGATCTGAAGAGGGAAGATGTTTGATGGTGGTCTGAGAAGGTTTGGGGCTTCCTCAGGTAACTTACGAATCGTCAGAGACATTTACTGTACTGGCTACATGCTTTCTATGGGTATTTAGCTGGTACCAGTCTTCTGCCGCGTCGAACTCATTAAAGAACATAGTATGTCCTTCAAATACAACACAGAATTTACCAATCAAAGAATCATAAGAAATAGGAGCATCCGAAATAGGATGTTCGGCAATGTAACTGCGATACCAATCTGGATAATCTAAAGCTTCTTGTCGCAAATCGTCAAGAGCGGAAATGCGATCTTCTGGAACTTCACTCATGATCTTTAGGGTAATCTTTGTCTAGGTTGGATAGACGCTTTGCCCAGGTGTCTCCACCGTCAGCACCCTTAACGGGATTTATACACGTACTATCTCCTAGATTATTACACACTAAGCCCGCTAAGTCAAGCTCACTCCCTTTCTTCCCCGTCGCCCACATGTGTTGACCGTTGATCCACATCGCCCCGCACTTCGGGCAATCCACTCTGCTCATGCTCAGATCCGACGTTTCTTTCCCCGAGGATGATTCCATAATCTTTCTCCATTTGCGTGATTGTACTCTTGAGCTCTCGCCTTAGGCGTTTCTCCATAAAGTACATACGCAATTTCACGTAGCCATACTTTATCTCTAACTCAATGTATTGAATGAGTTTGAGAGTTTCTTCCCAACCAGCATACGCCACACAGAATAATAAAACTAACAGTAGCCAGGTTACGGGAGATATTGCCATGATCAAAGGAGAGTCTCGTCAATAATAGCACGCTGGGACTCTAACGCTAAAAATAGAGGTATTTCCTTAATCTTGTACTCTGACTCAGAGTATGAATATACTCTACAACCAGGGTAGACTTTCTCTGCCTGCTTTTGTATGTCACCCCTTTGGGGTTTATTTAAGTATGGAAAGAATACTTGAAGACGATAAGGTTTACCTCGCCATACTACTTCGGCAAGATAATACTTTCCGTATTCGTTGATTCTATTTGCCATCAGTTCTTGTAAGCAACAGCTGTTGCCCAAACAGAAGCAGGAGCACCAGTAGCATCCAAAGCAGATCCTGCTGGCTTTTCAATGACGATAGAACCGCCTGGTGGAACATAAGCAATGAAACCAGTGGCGACAACAGTAACCTCAGCAGCTGCTGTGGAAGATCCATTAACGCACAAAACCAGAGGGTTAGCATTAATGGTGGCGTCTACACTAGCAGCAGACTGAATGTCCTCAGCAACTGACAGTGGTTTTACAAGCATGAGTCTAAAAATACCTTCTTTCTATTTATTGTTTTTAGAAGCATCCTTCAGCATTTTTTGAAGGTCTGCTGTAGATCCAACAAATAGAGCATTGGTAACATTGGTTGGACCCTTCTTCTTTTCTTCTTTAACATCCTTAGTTGCTTTCTGAAGAGCCATCAACTTATCTGTAACGTCACCTACGTTTTTGATGAGTTGACCTGCTACCTCATATGCTCTAGGGTGATCGGATGACATTGCTACGTCAAGAGCACCATTGATTGCTTCCTGACCTTTCTCAATCAGTTGATACAGTTGTGCTCTACTATACTCATGATCATCCTGAACCTGATCCTTTTCCACAGGGGCAGGTGGTTTCTTTACTGGTTCGCTGACTGTAGATAGTTCACTTACAGTCTCAAACGCTTGATCTAGCCCATCAAACTTATCCATAGAAACTCGTCAATTCATTAAATCCAAAGTCATCCCCAGCATCGAGTAGAGCATCATCCGCAGAGTTGATCAAATCGATAGGAGCACCAGCCAAGTGTTCTGCTTTGTTGGTGCCATTCTGACCACGGATGACTGTAATACTTGTAGCGTCTGGGAGTGTTTTGACTTTCATTACTTCATTTCCAATTTCAATGGATTCACCAATAGTAAATACACTGGAGTCTTGTACTTGAAGTGTAGTAATTGTTTTGCTGATATCTGCCATGAGAGCAGAGGTGCCATCCAGATCTCCATCTGCGATAGCTTTTGGTGTAACTTGGTACTGTACTCTGCGTGGTGCCAACTCTCTGTTGACGCCCATCTTGTAATCCACAGTGGCTTTCTTGATGGGTGCTCCTGTCTGAGAAGGACCAAACAGATACGTTTTCATCGAAAACGTAAAGTCAATCGTTGTAAGTTTTCTTTGAGTGAAGTCACCTTCGTATTCATCAGAGTATGATATGCCATTAAGAACGATAGGCACATCACGGAACTCATTGAGGTCTTCAATAAGTTTGATTGTAACGTTGTAAGAGGGTTGGAAGAACGGGAGGATTTGCTCCATGATCTCCAAAGCTTCATCGTTAGTCTTGGATAAAACAGATAGACTAAACTCGATGTTATATGGTACTGGGGTGTAAACTTTTCTAACCGCATTATTCCCATCCGCCTTAAGGTTCAGGGTAACTGGACTCAGTTTCCTAGTTCCATCATAACTGATACCAGTTACTTCAAATGATATTCTAGGTAGAGTGATAGCAACCTTTTTATTCAGATCAGGTTGCTGTTCAATTCTAGCCAGAAATTTCTGCTTTGGACCATACGCCAGGGGCACCTTCATTTTTTGATACGTTGATCCATCAGGGTTCTCTTTGCGAACCTCAATGTTATTGAACATCGTACCAAAAGCCACTACGCACTTTCGGATGATCTTATTATAAGTGTATCCAGTGTTTAACATCTTATGTTGCTATGCCGAATGGGTTAGACTCAGTGAAGTCTAAAATGTCGTCTGCTTCAAGTTCAAACTCAACATTATCATAATATTTATCATCTGTGGAATCGATTGGATCGAACGAGTTGATTGTAACCTGAGAACCAGTATCGCTTCCCATAAGAATTTCATTGATCAGGAAGTCGCCAGTAGGTGCTTTGAGTTTAAGCCAACCTTCCTTAGCATCCCAGTCAGCAAGGACTGCCTGGTTACCAGTGCTGCCACCAGTAACACTTTCCCCAATCTTAAAGTCTCCTGTACGACCAGGGGATACTGGTTGAATAGTAAAGGATGCTGTTGTATATCCAGAACCTGGCTTCTCCACTACAAGTTTGGACACTGATGTATATCCCTTACCCTGATTAGTGATCTCAGCACCTATGAGAGTTCCATTACTATCGAACGTTGGTTTTGCTACAGGAGAGAGTCCTCCAAATGGAGGATTGCTAAACGAGATACCAGTTCTAGCAACATCATATCCTTCACCGCCATCGACAATCTCCAATGCTATAAGTTTACCTTCTTTAGTCGTTGGTTTGAGAACCGCATTTCTTAGTGGCGTCGAACCAGACAAAGAAACGGTAATCATATCAGCACGAACTTCTGCTCCTGTGCCATCACCATTGACTGTGACAGTTGGTGTGAAGTTGTAGTTCTTGCCCTCTTCAGTAAGAACGGGTGAAGAGATTCCACCGTTGAGAAGTGTGGGTACACCGATGGCACTGACGCCAGCAGATGTGAGGAAGTAGTATTTGATTGTATATCCAGTATCGACGAGCTCTTCGTCCCCAATAAAGATCTCTCCCTGCTCGTCGCTGTACTCGAACAGTTCGCACTTAAGTTTATAAGTATAGTTCTTACCAAGTTGGTAGAAGGGCTCTTCATGTTCTACAAACTTGATCTCAAAATAATTTCCTGCTAGTGGGAACCAGATAAGATCACCCTCTTGTGGTCTCTCTCCAAGTTCTACATCAGTATCTAGAAGAAGGAACTGAGAGATGAGATCAGAAAATCTTTGCTGAGAGATAACCATTGTTATCTCATCAGTCTGTCTGATTCCAAATTTAGTCAACAAATCTCCACCACCTTGGAAGCCTTCGGCGTTCTCCAAGTAAGCCTCGATAAGATAAGAGTCATCAAACTCGGACGATACTTCTTCATTGAAGACGCCATCCTTTTGAGTAAGTTGTCTGGGGATGTAAAGTACATCCATCCCAAACATTTTGATATACTCTTCGACCAGTCCTTGCTGAAGGAACTGTTCGTTACGAGTTCCGTGAGTGAAGAAAACGTTTCTCATCCGATCATATCCAGGGGTGGCATTTCATAACGACTGAGCATTTCATCTTCTAGTTTGTTCACGTCATTGTTCCCATCATCAAACAACTCTCTCCCATTCAGAGTAATACCGCCAGGGAGTTGAGCACCTTGGAACTTGATCAAGTTCTGACCCCACTGTCTCTTAATCAGAGCAGTGACATATCTCTTGAGCCAGAGATCGTTAAAGATACCAGCATGATCTGCTGGATCAAGAGCTCTGTAGCATTCAAAGACTAGGTGATCACCTGCTGCTACATCCTCTTGGAAGTCAATGTCCATGAATAGACGTTGACCTCTCATGTCAAATCTAACTTGTTTCTGTCCTTCCAAAAGGAAGTAGATATCTTCCAATCTGCGATTGACCATTTCATAGGTCAAGATCTCAGTCTGGGTAAGATCCCACAGATCATTGAGTCTCCACTGATAGCGGACATCAAACATGTTTGTAGTGTTCTTCGACGTAAAGTCAAAGATCTTGATCACACTGGTAACATAATCAGGAACTGTAATATAGTTATTGGCTTCCAAGAAGTCTGTTGCCTTAGCACCAACTTGAGCCACCGTTGTGGTGGTGTTAGTTTTCATGGCATCAATAGTTGCCTGATCAAATTGATACTTTAGATAGGTTTTGATATATCCATCGTACATTCTTTCGTTGTACATTTGGATAG